TTGTTTTTTCTTTCATATTTTCACGTTGTTTTCGTTAATAAATTCGTTTAGTTTTTCCCTTACTTCAAACATTTCTTCTTTGCCGTTGTATTTATATTCGCTTCTTAACCAATTGTCAAACTCACACAATGCTGAATAGTAATTAATTCCGTTGTTTGCAAATTCAAAATCTTCTTTGTCTTCAGGTAAATTAAATTCAAGTATTGCTTTCATATTGTTTCAATTAAACTGTTAAAATAAATCCTTGCTTCTTCAACCTTGTTTTGTATTTCCCAAATTACTGTTTCATCTCGTTCTATTTTAAAGACTTTTACTTTTGTTTGTTCTGGCAAATGGTCAAAGTTATGTTTCTTTTCTACGTATTCTCTAATTTCTGCGTCTTCGTCAATTTTAAATTGTTTCCAGTGTTCCCTACGTATTTCGTCTTCAACTATTTCTAACGGAGTATTGACTAAACAATAACAAAGTAATGCTTCGGTCTTGCCTGTTAGCCACATATAACCCTGTAATTGATAGTAATAATCTTTTGTTGGTATTTCGTCATCAAAGAACGGAAAAGTGTGAGCTTCGTAACTGCATTTTATGTCAAGTAAAATTTCATTCGTGTTTACGTCCGGTGTTCCTGTAATCCAATCGTTGTTAAAATGTTCTTCGTTCTTAAATATAAACCCTAAACCCAAAACATCGTTTACCAAACTTATTGCTTCGTCTTCGCATTGTAAACCTTTGTCCGTGTAACGTGAGCTAAACTCTTTTTTAATGCCGTATTTTTCTTCTAAAACAAGTTCTTGAATGTAACTCTTTGCTGTTTTGCTTAATGTTTCTGCCTTTGTGCGTGGAGCGGTCATTAACCGCCCCAATGCTGAACAACGTATTTTCATACTTCTAAAGTTTTTAATTGCGCAGGTGTTAAACTGAACTTTGTTGTTAGTTCTTCTACGGTGTATTCTCCTTTGCTAATTGCGTCAATAGCTTTTTGAAAACGTGCGTTGTCTATTGTAGACTTTTTAGGTTCGTGTTTTACTTGTTCTCCAGAAGCGTCTGTGTCTTTGTCCGTAACTAAACCAAGCATTGAACTTAAAGCGTAACGTCTTAAATAAGTTATTGCACTACCTAAAACTTGGAACTCGTTCATACCTTTTAAAATTACTCCTTGCGGAATATCTATTTTGCTTTCGATACTTTCAGCACTTTCAACGTGAAATAAACAAGTTGCAATTTGTGTTCCGTTAATTAGTTGTGTAAACCCTAATCCGTGTTTTTTTAGTAGTGGGTTTATAACTTCAAAGATTTTCGGTAAGTCTGCGTAAGTGTAACCGTAACCTTGTGTTGCTTTGTGAATAACAGGTACTTCTTGTTGGAACGCTGCTAAACTTTTAAATAAATGTTTCATAGTTTTTGTTTTAAATTATTTGTTGTTATAAGTATTGCACATTGCAATAAATCTTTTTCTTGGTAGTTTTCTAAATTGCTCGTAAGTTAAACCGTTTGCTTGTGCAATTAGTACCATTTTTGCGTTTAATTCTGCGATTGTTTTCATAGTTGTTGTTTTTAATTATATACAAATATACAAATACTTATTTAATAAACAACTATTTTTTTAATTTATTTTTGATAAATCGCTAATTAAACAAATCCAAGTGTCGCATTTAAAAGGTTTTATGCGACCCATTTCCCCTTGCTTTTTTAGTTTTGCTACTGATTTCCAATCTTTTTTTCTAATCATTCCTTTACAATAAGCATCGTTTGTTTCTAAATTAATAAACATAAAAGCGTAAAAATCGCAATCTTGTTTTATATTGAAGTTTGGTATATGGCAAGTAAAATATGGTTTAGGTTCATATTTGTATTTCATTGATTGGGTTTTTACATCAATTTTAAAATCGTTTATTATAAAATCGTAATCAAAATTTTGTTCGTCTTCAAATTTTACTTCTTTATTTTTATAGTAGTCTATTAAAACAACTTCTCCAACTGAACCTAAATAATTACCTTCTCCGTTTTCTATTGAATTTTTTAATATACCAAACGTGTTTCGGTGTTTTGCTCTTTCTAATTGTTCTGATGTTATTTTAAAATACATTTTAGTTTATTTTTATAGGTTTCTATTAATTCTTTTAATTCGTCTTTTGTCCATTTCTTTGTTTCGTGTGCTTTCGCCTGAAGCTCCATTAATCTTTGCGCTCCTATTCGTTCTTTTATACCTATTTGATAGTTTAACAGGTTACCACTTAAATAAGTGTTACAAGCTTCACATTGCAAGTGTACGTTGTCTTCGTCAAACCTTACGTTTGAGTGTCCACCTTGTGAATAGTAGTGCCCTGCATTTTCTTTTTTACAAGGTTTGTTACAGGAAATACAATTTAGTCCAGCGTCACGAACACGAATAAATTTATTAAACACCTGTTGAGCAATTTTTAAATAATCGTTTGCAGTTTTTAAGTTTTCAACTAACTTCTTTTTCTTCTTGTTCCATTCCTTTAACTTTTGCGTTTCAACCATTGCTTTTATACATTCGTTTTTTAAACAAAACTTTTGTAGTGTGCTGAACGGTGTAAATTCTTCTTTGCAGTTAAAACATTTCTTCGTGTTTTTCATCGTTCTATAAAATTAAATATGTGTTCAATTATTGGTAGTGTCCACCCATCACCAAGTAAACTAACGCTTTTTTGAATTGTTAAAATGTCGCAATAGTTATCAGGGAAACCTTGTAAACGGCAAAATTCTTTTTTAGTTAAATTTCTTACTTTATTTCCAACTACTGCGTGAATTAATGGCTCAAAACCTTGTTTTCTTTTATTTTCAATATGTTTTTTTAGTTTATCCATATCCTTATAAATATTTTTATATTCTCGTTCTGTTAAACAATTACTTTTAATTCTATCAGTAGTGCCGTTTTCTAAAATATCTTTAAACATTATTCCCAAATCTTTTGGTTGTGGAATATCTGTAACAATATCAAACATAGTTTCTTTCGTTTTTATGTTGCTCCAATAGTATCGGTCTCGCAGTTGTGCTGTTACTAACTTTGAATTTATTCTAACAGGATAAACACCTAAAGCTCTTGACATAATTCCAACGTCTAACTTTGAAGCTGAACCAACATTTTCTTGTAAAAATAAAACCTTTGGATTAAGTTTTTTTATATGTTCTAAAATCTCTACAAACACGAAAAACAAACTGCTTCTACTTCCGTTTATTCCTGCTCGTTTTCCTGCTGCGCTTAAATCTTGACAAGGTGAACCACTTAATATTAAATCAATGCTTTTCCAATCAATGTTCCATTCTCTCCATTTTGTAACATCTCCAACTTGTATAGTGTCAGGAAAATGGTGTTGCGTTAATTCTATTGCATACGGTTTAATTTCACTTGAATAGTATTTGTTTACTTTTATTCCTACGTTTTCAAGTGCTTGTCTTCCTGTGTTCATTCCATTAAATAAAGATACTACGTTCATAAGTCTATATTATTAAATTCTATTTGTCTTTTAAGGTTCTGAATTTCTTGTATTTTTTCTAAATTTAACCGCTCTAAATTAAAGTTTGTTTGCCTTGCAACTCTAAATTCCTTTTCTAACGTTTGGTAAACTAACATTGCTTTTTTTATTTCGTACAAACTTTGTTCCATTGAACTTATTAAATCTGTTCGGTTAGGGTGTTTCGTTTTTATTTCGTCTATACTTACTTGCATTTTTAAACAAGTGTGGTTTAAGTTTATTCTACTGCTTAATAATTCAAGTTCCATTTTTTTAGTTTTTAAATTGTTTGTTTACAAGCAAAAGTTTTTTCATACACATTAGGTGCTGGGTTTGATTGTTCAAAGTAACACAATTTTTCTTTATCAAACCAAATTTCAATCATTCCAATATTGCCGTTTGAACGTGGTTTAATTTTATTAAAGTGTAATTCAGCTAAATTAAATGTAGGGTCTTGCCTGTGTACTGTTATCATACATTTACCACTATTGAACCATTCGCTGCCACCTTTTAAATCGTAAGGAACAGGAGCGTTTCTTTTTCCGTTTTCTTTTTCAGTTAGTTTTGGGTGTATAATC